TGTCGTAAGGTGCATCATACTACCCGTATTAGCGCCTATCTTGACACCCGTATTATCTCCGTGTATTTTTTCAACGTTATTTGCGTCTTGTATCGAAAGTTCACCGTTGCCATTTCCATAACCGCCAAGCGTTAAAGTACCGCCACGCCCCCAATCGAAGTTAATGCCTATCGCGTCAAGGACATTGACTACCAACTCACCCGTTGAAATATCATAACCGTTTACCCATGTCTGCCCACCGTCACGCGATATAAAGAAACCACTTCCAGACTTCTTGTAAACTGTCGATCCTGCTTCAAACGAACATACCCCCGCAATCTTTGTAATGGGCATATTTGACAGATACCAAACCCTGCCACCCGTTGACAAGTCTTCAAAGTCTTCATAACCACCCATAGCATTAACCGCAAGATTATTCATCATCTGTACGGCTAAATCATAGTTTGAAATAATCTCGTCTGTCTGCTGTCTGGCTACCTCTACCGCTGCCTGAACCGTTTTTGAATACTGTTTTGTCAAAGTCCTTGTAGGGTTAATAGCATTGCATTGTACGATATGTGACGAGAATTTGAACGTGTTAAGGGTTATCCATGAATAAATGTAATTTCCCTTATAATCCTTTATTGCGCAACAATCGCCTATTTCCACCGCTAAATCCGATACCGAAGTGATATTGAATGTTCGAAGTGAAAAATCCTCTAATACATCCCATATGAGGTTAAGCACGGAATTGACGTTATCCGCATTGACAAGCGGATTATCAAGTTCAAGAACATATCCTGCTGATCCTATCGAATATGAGGTGTCCTCTATAACAAACTTCACCCCGGTAATCGTGATAACATCCGTTCCGAAGGTTGAATTAAACAAGCGTGTGAAGTATGCTACGCTCTGATTATCTGTGAACGTGCCACCGTCAAAGTTGTCACCGTCCGAATAGGGTGTTGAAGTGGTATCAAATGTACCGCCATCCGCATTATCACCGTCTGAATAAGGTGTTGTGTTTGTATCGAACGTACCACCATCTAAATCCGACTCACTAGGGATTGAAGACGTGTCATACCAACGCAATTTCAGTTTTCCTTCTGGCGTGATATAGCAGAAGTTACAACCTATCATTGCAACGTACTGAATGAAATCACGGCAATTCATCTCATCTTTCGGTGCTTCCGCAATAGAGAAACTTGCACCATGAAATTGTGTTGTCTGATCTAACTGTACCCCACAATAGGTACATATAGCCAAAATCGCATTTAACGCGGTTATGGGATAAGTTAAGTTGACGCTCGACAATGGAACATCAAACTTCCACATATTATCTAAAAGGACTAACTGAATTAACGCTCCGGCAAATGTCGGCTCGTCAACTGTGAAAAATCCCATGCGATAATATACCTGATGATTGTTGTTATCAATATCTCCGACAAGTCCAACCCATACAACCGCACTCGCATTGAAGAAGTCATACTGATTAAAACTCTCGTTAAAATTATTCAGGGCAAATTTGCATTGACCTATTACCGCGCAACCTATATCAAATGAAGACGTACCGCTTGAAGCTGTTTCAATAGAAAAAGAGTCTTCCCATATATCGGCTTCGGTCAAGTGAAGAACGGTATTATCTGCAAGGGTTAAGTCAACTTTGACTACATAATCCCTTGCATTACCGCTTGCCATTATTTGTTTGAACTTTTGTGAAGTCGCTCTCATTTTTACCTTTCAATCACGTTGAATACTATGTTTGCAAACGTCATATCGTCATCATCACTCCACCAATACGTTGAACACTTCCTATCGCCCGTGTAGAAGTTCTTTGTGATGATCGAGTTTTGCTTTGCATCACGATAAGTGATATTAATGTATTCAGGATCAAACGCTTGTAAGATAGTTGCCGCATCTTCATCCGATACACCCAACCATTCAAGGCTTAATGTGACTTTTTGACCTATGCGGTTTTTCCACATCAAACCGTCTAATGTTCGTCCTGAATCCGGCGCGCTTATATCCTGATAGCCGGGATCGCATTTACTCGGACACGGCATATCCACGTTGTTTACTTTAAAAGGGTATTTTATTCTCGACATAACTTACCTCAATAATAAGAGGACACCCGAAGATGTCCTCATACTGTGGACGGACTAAACCGCCGCCCTTGTCTTTCCTGCGCTTTTGTAACTGATCTTGCCAATACATCACCATCTACTATGATTTCATTTGCTATGTACTGACTACCGCCGTTATTTTGTGAAAGTGCTTTTGATACGGCGGCGTATACACCCGTTTCAATTCCCGCTATGATCTGTTGATTATTTGCTACTGCTGTTTTGCCGTTTGAGAACTCACCGACTAACTCATTGTGGTTTGCAAAGAATAAACCGTCCTCGGGAAATCCACCCGTTGCGTATTTAACCTTTGGCAGATTGATCTTGAATTTAAGCCCGCCGACCTCATGCGTTCCGTTAAGGTCATCCGCTATACCATCCCAAATCTTGCCGATAGCCTTCTTTGCACTTTCAAAGGTCTTTGCAAGTCCTTCACCTACACCGTCAAAAGTCCAGTTATCAGCGCTGAAGAACTTTTTAATACCTTTGACAATATCCTCAACTGTCTGTTTGATCTCGGCAATTTTTGCCTTGACTTGAGTAACCATTTCACCGAATTTCATTTCGATGTGACCTTTGATCTCGGTGAACTTGGTCTTGACTTCCTCTATCTTATTCTTGATTTCAAGGACAACGGCTATAAAGATAAGTTGTATCAACGCCCATGCCGTTTTGAAATTCTTAACTGCTTCTTCAGCAGCCATATTCCAACCGTCCCAAAGTGCAAGTGCGGTGTCCTTTATCAGTTTTAACGAACCAACGACACCCTCATATTCTTTGTATGTTTCAGGATCAAACCAACTACCGATAGTCTTGCCGACTTCAAGACCTATCAAAGCCGTTGCGACTACAATAATTCCCTTGATTGCCATTGCCAAGCCACCCGCTACGGATGTGAGTGTGCCTAAAACCTTTGCAAGTCCACCAAGAAGCGGCAGGATTGTACCGATGACCTTTAACCCGATTATTGCCTTAACCAACTTTTCTATGCCGTCGGCAACATCTTCGGGTTGTACTGAATCCATCCAATCTTCAAGTTTCTTTAAGAAGTTGGCAAAATCATCACCATTGATAAATTCAGCAAGAGCCTTTGTAACACGTTCAATAAAGATTATCAGACCTTCACCGACCGTTTCCATAAATGGCTCAAGATGTTTCCACAATTCAGCTAAACGTTCTCTTAACTGATCCCATTTAACCTCTTCATTAAAACGCTTGAATACGTCTATCAGTTTGGGTAAGCCAGACTCAATCACCCATGCTGTGAACTTCAATACAACGTCATTGTAGAAGTCCTCTAATATACCCATTACCGCATCAAAAGCGGGTTTAAGTGATTCTAACCAACCCTGTATAGATGTAAGCAACGGCTTAAAGTCAAGGTTATCAGCCCATTCAGCCGTAGCCTTTGCCATATCCTTGATATGTTCTGTAATAATCAGCACAATGTCACGGATAGTACGAAGGATTTTTAACCCTGTTTCGTTGTAATTCCACGCTTCACGGAATCTCTTTGCAAGATTGCCAACCGCTACACCTATCCACCCTATTGTTTCAAATATGTTTTCAAATATCTTCTGTGTAGCGTTTTCTTTCCATACCTTGAAGAAATCTCTTGCTATGTCCTGACCAAGTTTAAGAACCTCATCGAGTGCATACTTCCAAGACTTCTTGACAAAATCCCCTACCTTCTGCCATGCATTTTTAATCGGCTCGAAAAGGTCTTCTGCTATCTTCTTGATCTTATCTGCTAACTCTTTCCATTTTGACTCAATAGGCATCGTTTCAAACATATCTTTTATGTCTGATGCGCCGCCTGATGAATCCTTATTATCTTGAAGCTGATTCAGTTCATCAAAGCCAAGTACAGTTTTCTTTAAGTCTTTTGCCGCTTTTCCTGCGCCTGTTATAGAGTCACGCCACGAGTCAGTAAAGTCTTTTGCTTTGTTCCACGTTGACGCGCCCGTAATAGCCGATATAACCTGATTAAAGACATTTGCCAACTTTGTAAGCAGATTTATAATGTAAACAATAGCCGGGGCAAGCGCATTGATTAACGGTGAAACCATAGCGGCAAATGAATAGCCGAGCTTCTTTGAGCCGTTAATAAGGCTTGACATACTATTGTTAAACTCGTCTGAATGGATTGCTAATGACTTAAACCCATTGCCAACCTCTTTAATGACCGCACGAAGAGCCATACGAGTAACCATGAGTTTAAGCATTTTGGAAACACGGAAAAACTCATTTGAGAGTTTTTTTGCCGCTTCTGTTAATGATGATGTGTCTTTCTTTACGCTCTTTGAGGAACGACCTAATGAGCGCAATTTACCTATGAATGAATTGATATATTTGTTTGCAGTTCCGATAACAGATGAAATGCCGTTAAATGCCTTTTTGACACCCGATACAGTATCTTTTACTCCTGCATAAGCATTTTTGAGGTTAGGGCTTATGCTAAATCCCTTTCCCTCTAACGCAAGTTCTTTCTGCTTCTGAATCAGTTCATCATACTTATTACGAAGGGCATCAAGTTCTGCCATCTTCTTCTTGTATGTAGAATCGCCGGATGTAATCGAACCTTCATTAAGACCTTTCTGTATTGTCGATCTTAACTGTTCATACTTCTGACGTATTTTTTCTGCATTATCCGCAAGTGCTTTGAAAGGTTTTGTCGGGGTATAGATACCCATTTTCTGTAAGATACCCGTTACGCCTTTTGCCTTGACTTCCACCCTATCAAGTGACGCAACAATCTCTTTTGATGCACTTACCGATCCCTTGCTGTTTGTAAAGGAAATAGCCTGACTCTTTTTAGGTGTAACATTTGATATGGTACTTGCGGTCTGCTGTGTTGCTGTGCCAAGATTCTGCATAGCCGTAACCGCATTTTGGATAGAGTTTACGCTTGACCGCTTAAACGTCTGTACCGCTTCCCCAAGATTAGACATATCTTTAGAAAAGCTGGAAATATTTGCCGAACCGATAACGCTTGACAATTCCTTAACCGCATTACTAAATGCTGTCATTCTGTTTGTCTGTGCTTCTGTCGGAATACTTCTCTTTATGGTTTCCATAGAAGACGTAAAAGCACCGAGTTTTGCCGTGTCAATAGACTTAACGCATTGTGCAAGGTTTCTTACAGCATATCCCATAGCCTTGATATTCTTTACGGCTTTTTCAGTACCATTAGCATTAAATTGAATTGATAAGGTATCAATGTTCGGCATTTTTTTTCTTTCTTTCTACAACGGGTTCTAATTCATGGAACAAGTTGTTTAACTGCGTTACAAAGTTTCTGCGCTGCATTGCAATATCCCGATCTTCTTCATTTACTACGTTAAGACCTTCTTCGTATTCAAGGTCAAGCGTATAAGGTTCTTTGGGATATTCAAACGGCTTCTGACCGCGCCCCCGGAACATATTACCTACCGTTGCACATAACGCATCCGCAAAGTACATACCTTCCAAGTGGTAAAGCATATTCTTTGTGCGTATTTCGTTTTTCTTTGATTCGTTGTAGGCGGCAACCATTATGTTTATTTTCCGGGGATTTAGTTGCCAAAAATCGTTATATGTAGTGCCTAAAGGAATAACCTTCGGCATCCATTCGTTCTCGTAGTATGCTCTCAAACAAGGATAGTCACTTACGCTTTTTTGCTCTTTGGACTCTTCGTTGAAGTCGCGTCTGCTTCCTCTTCCTCTCCCTTGTTGAGTGACCGAAAAAAACCCGAATCCTGCATCTGCTGACCCATGATATCTACGATATCGTTAAACTTACCGCCGTTTTCAAGGTGTTTCTCTATCTCTACTCCGGCTTGTTCTTTGGTAATGTTTGCAGAAAATGCAAAATACGATCTGATAAGTGACATAGGTTTCTTGTCTATGTCTTCAAGTGATAAGTCCTGATCTTCAAGGTCGCAAAGAAAATTGAAATCAAACTCCTTTGCCTTGTATGTCTTTCCATTTACTGTGAAAATTTTAGTCATGTTCTTTTCCTTTCCCCGTCCATACGGACAAATCATAGGGAAAGGACGGGGTTTCCCCCGCCCTTCTTAAACCTATGCGTTGTGTGTAACCGAAATCTTATACGTCTTAACAGACGCGATATGGGTTACTTTAATCTCTACAAGGTCGGTGCTTGCCGTCCAAGTAAGAGATTTTGTCAATGTTGTTGTGCCGCTTCCCTTTGAAGTTCCATTGAGGAAGATTTCTACGGTATCACCCGTATTCTCTGCCGCAACTGACAGACTTGTTGAAGCGTCAGTGATATTTGCTGTGTACTCCAAAACATCTTCATCAAATGTCGGAGTTAAGACTGCCGAACCGAGAGTCAGCGTGTCAAGGTTCGGCTCAAGAAAATTTACGGGTGTATCCCATCCGACAAGTTCTTCCATTACAAGGTTCATTGTATTCTGAAGACTTGCGTTCTGATCGAGTGCCGGAATAGGAAGGGCTGTGGGCGGCTGTGCCTTAAAGAAAGCAGCTTTTGTCTTACCGGGAACTTTGATTTCCCACCACATTGTTTCGCCCGTTGATCTGCCTGAATAAGCCGTAAGAACTGCACCCCATTCGGTTTCTACCTCATCTGTCCAATTCACAACGATAGGAATAGAATCCGTTACTGTACCACGTCCACGAACGAATTTTGATGTAAGGTCTTCAAGACAAGATACATCTATCGTTTCGTTTGTGATAGCAGCTTCACCGATTGACACTATTCTGTCAAGTTTCGTGAACGATGAGGGCTTTGTTGAACCAACGGCATAACCAAGTTCAATACCAAGAGTCGAAAGACCCATTTCGTTTACTGCCATATCTCATTTCTCCCTTCATTATATTGGATCGTTGTAACCAACCATCCTTTGATAATTTGCGTTAATGACTTTTACATCCCCCGATACCGTAGGAATTGGACTACCCGAAGCAACAAAACCAAGATTTACAAGTTCGTCACGCACTTTAGCATTAACCTCACGAGCGGCATCATTGCCCTGCGTTTTAGTCACACTTACTTGTGTTCTAACCGTCATGTAAACCCCGTTGATTGCTCCACCGTCAAGGGTTGACATTCTTTCTGCGACATCAAAGAACATATATACGGTTGGGAATTTTGCGAGATCGTTTTCAGAATCGTCTTGTGTGAAATTGAGGTCTGGATAGTCCGATATCAACGCTTCTTCGGTCTTGTTCCAAACACGCGAAAATATAGCGTCTATCCTATCCTCTATCCATTGTGAACTCATCCGAATACCTCTCGCGCAATTCTCTCAACTTGCTCTATGCAAGCCATAACCGCTTTATGTAAAGGCTGTGCCGGATGTACGCCCCTTGAATGGAACTTATACCTACCATTAGCGGTTTTGACTAAATACTCATCTTCGCTACGGTAAGCCGCATCATCCGACCACCAATACCAACCGTCTGTATCAAAGGCGTGTCCATACACGTTTAACGTGCCTTGACCGCCTAATCCTGCCGCCTCACCTTCACCCGAAATTGCATAATGACCGCTACCAAATTCAGCCATAAGCACGGGTGATATGATTTCGGCTCTTGTCGTACCGCCTTTTGACCCTGCGTACCATTCACTTACAAGGGGTCTTGAACTTGCGGTAAGTTTTATTGTTGTGCCATTGTCAAAATGCTTTGAATAAACGATATAACGTGAAAAATCGCCCCCGTTTACGGAAGCGACTTCAAATCCCAAATTTGCCAACTTTTCAAGGAAAACTCTTACTTTGTATTCGAATGAGTCTGCATAATTCAGCAATTCACCCGCTAATTTGTTTAGTTCCCTTGAATCAAGGCTCACGTTATATTTCATTTGACTACCTTTGCCAGAATGAAACGATCATTGTTAAGTGACGGAATGATCCGCAGTATTCTATAATCTGCTGTCGAATCATCCGCGTACTTCTTATCATCAATCGTCTTTTCGCCCGGTGTTGTTTGATACCATATCAGCGAAGTTTCGGTTATCGGGATTTCGTCCTTATTCAGCACTAGCACCGCTTCGTAGTTTTCGTCACTAATACCAAATTCTTGACGTAGTAAATCCGCTCCGGCAAATGCTATGTTGCCTTCAAACGCTACCGCCTCGCTATATAAAGGTTCACTCATACCCGTTTTGACGTAGTACGTTTTGCCACCGTCTACATAGTCAACGATCTTGTTTCCGTTTTTGTCGAGTTTGTAAACGGGTGACGTACCGACTAGCAGGGCATAATACATTTTCTGCTTGTTCTTTAAAAGACAACGCATTACATCACCCCTACATAATTAGGCAATACGTCATGTAGCCGTGTACTTATCCATGCACCGTCAAATGTCCGTGAGATAGCATTTTC